CCCGCCTGCAGGTCTGGCATACCACAGCTTCTACGAGCCGGCAGAAAATATAATCTGTGAGCTTGTCACTGCCAATGCTGTAGATGCATCAGACAAAAGCCGGAACATTCCAATGCTGTCGGTAAAATCTTCTAAAGGAAGAGGGGATAGGGTATATTTTCAGACCAGGTATGACAACCTCGATGAAGAGATCACTTCCCTGTGTGAAGCATCTGGGTTAGGAGTATGCATCACACTGAATCCGGAAGCACAGAAGCTGGAATTTGAGGTTCTGGAAGGCGTTGACCGTTCTGCAAACCAGAAAGACAGACCACCAATGATTTTTAACGTTGATTATGACAACGTGATCAGCAGAGAATATGTGTCAGATGTTTCTGAATTTAAGAACACAGCGATCGTTGCCGGACAGGGCGAAGGAGCAGACAGAAAGATTATTTTGGTCGGAAATGAAAACACTGGAATAAACAGATATGAAATGTTTGTAGATGCCAGGGACATCGAGGATGAATCAGCACTTCCGGACAGAGGAAAGAATAAACTGGCAGATTATACCTGCAGTGATACGTACTCTTCCGAAGTGGATTCTGCAGAATATCAGACAAAATGGAACCTGGGCGATGTGGTCGTTACGATTGATCATGAATATGGCGTCAATATGAATGAACGTATAGTAGAAGTGACAGAGACCTTTGATGAGAATGGTTATACGGTCGCCCCAACCTTCGGAACCACCCAGAAAACCATTCTGGAGAAGGCTCAGACGTCTACATCTTCCAGTGGTCAGGCTACCGTAGAGGGTATCCGTGGAGCTGATGGAAAGACTCCACGGATGCTGATCAACAGCGACGGGCATCTGATTGCAATATATGAAGATTAAGGAGTTATAAGTTATGAGTGTAGTTGACTTAGGAAAAGTAATCGGCCCTCAGGGTCCTGCGGGTCCACAAGGTCCGCAGGGAGTTCCGGGGATAAAAGGTGAGAAAGGGGATACCGGAGAACCTTTCCAGATAAAGAAGATCTACAAAAGCGTGGCTGCTATGAACTCCGGATACGCATCGGATGGCCTGAGTATCGGAAGCTTTGTTATGATCGATACCGGAAGCGTTGAAGATGCGGATACCGGAAAACTTTACTGTAAGAGCTCATCGGCATACACGTTTATCGTGGATCTGTCTGGTGCACGTGGTATCCAGGGACCGAAAGGCGCTACTGGACCACAGGGTATCCAGGGTCCTCAGGGCATCCAGGGTATTCAAGGACCGAAGGGAGATACCGGCCCGGCTGGTCCGCAGGGTCCAAAAGGAGAAAAGGGTGAACAGGGTGTCCAGGGACCACCGGGAAGCACACAGAGTTATGTGCTTTTCCAGAAGGAATTTACAGCCACGGAAGGACAGACGGATTTTTCCTGGACAGACTACCAGTTTCCTGTTGGAATCAATGCGCTGAGTTTATATATCCTTGGCGTCAGACAGAGCGGGAAAGCTTTTACTGAGCACGCTGACGGAAAAGGCTTTAAGCTAAAAAACGCACTGACAGCCGGCGATTATGTCTTTGTAGAAGGCTATCAGATGGTGGTTGACTTACAAGGACCTAAAGGAGATACCGGTGCAACCGGAGCAAAAGGTGAAAAGGGTGACAAAGGCGACAAAGGGGACACGGGTGCCAAGGGAGCAACCGGAGCCCAGGGACCAATTGGAGCCACCGGTCCACAGGGTCCAAAGGGAGAACAGGGTATCCAGGGAAATACAGGGGCACAAGGTCCGAAAGGAGCCACTGGTGCAACTGGAACAAGAGGAAGCCGCTGGAATCAGGGAACAGCGATCACTGGAACATCAACCACTGCCACTGTATTTTCCGGAAGCGGGATCACAGATGCATTGGTAAATGACAACTACCTGAACACATCTACCGGAAACACGTACCGCTGTACAACATCCGGAAACGCTGCTACAGCAAAATGGGTATATACCGGATGCATAAAAGGATTGACCGGAGCAAAAGGCGATAAAGGAGATAAGGGAGCTATCGGTGCACAAGGGCCTCAGGGAGTGAAAGGCGATACTGGTTCTCAGGGTCCTCAAGGAGTAAAGGGCAACACAGGCGCTCAGGGTCCTAAAGGTGACAAAGGAGACAGTCCTACATTCCAGATTGACGACAATGGTCATCTGATCGCCATCTATCCGTAGGAGGTGGTCAGATGAGCACAAGAGTTGATTTGGGTAAGATCATTGGACCGCAAGGACCAACCGGCCCACAGGGTCCAACTGGCCCACAAGGACCGACCGGTCCGAAGGGCGATAGAGGTGCCACCGGAGCAACCGGACCGAAGGGTGCTGATGGAACAAAGATATATGTTCAGAGTAGCGCCCCAACCGGAGTTGCTTCAGGAACAGTATGGATAGGATAAGGAGAGAAAAGATGAATATTCTTAGAAAAGCATTTAAAATTTTTAACGGATCATCCTGGGACGAATACCATTTGAAAACAGACAGTAAGCAGGTAGTTCATATAAAAGCGGATGGGACAGATACGACTGTGGAGGAGCAGCTTCTTGCGCTAAACTCCACTTTGGCTACCAAGAATGATCTAACAGACGGTGGCTACCAAATGCACTTTTATACAATTATTACAAACTATGGTGACAGAGTTGAAGCATTAAAAGACAGCCTGAAAAATCGTCCGGAGTTATACTCTGTTGGAGTAAATATTATATATGTGATTTCGTCAAACGATGATCGTGGCATGGGTATTGTCGTTAAAAAGAATGCTACCCGTTGTGCTTTTCACTACTTTGATTATTGGGGTACAAATGAATTCTGGACATTGACCAGTTCCGGTTGGGAAAAGAGAGCGTAAATTAAATATTAAAAAACGCCGGAGGCAGCAAATGAAACCGTTACTGTCATATAATTGAATGTTCCTGATGCACTTGTAATGCCAACGGTTCCATTTTTAAAGACATAAATCTTTCCATTCTGGTTATCGTAGCTATTTCTTGCAAATATATCCAATGATGGTCTATATCCTTGAGGCAATGTGCCTAATACTATTCCGGATTGTGGTACAGGAATATTCCCAAAATCTATAGTTATGGTCACGATATTTCCATCTTTGTAATATTCACAACCGTATCGAGAATTTAATGTTTGAATGCCTGAAGTGGAGTATAGCCCAGAAAGGAGATATATGATCAGAGACAGACCAACCCATCAATTAATGAGTAGTCAATAAATCAAAAAAAGGAGAAAAATCATGGGAAAAATCAAATTAAGTAACGAACAGGAATTGAGCATCATCGCAGACGGCATTCAGGCAGCAGGAGATAGCCTGACAATCAGCCTGACCGCAGATAAGACCATTACAGAGTACGATGAGATTTTCAGCGAAGCGATGAATACAAAGAAAATCACGGTCATGGATTCTGCCGGAGAACCTTTTATGATTCATTCTGGTTACACTAAGCTGCAGAGCGTAGAGAAACTGTACGATACGACTGTGGACTACAAAGAAGACGAAGATGGAAATAAGTTACAAGTAGCCGGAACAGCTATCAGAGTATCTCTGATCCGTCCAGACAAGACAGAACAGAGAATTGCATCTTTGGAAGACACTGTTGACACTCTGACCATGGAAATCATCATGGGACTGTGAGAAGGAGGGTATATGTTTATGTACGAGACAATCAAAAGACTGTATGCGAAAACAAAAAATAAATCTGTAGTTGAGAAAGCTCTGGCGAAAGGCTGGATCACAGAAGAAGAAAAAAATGCCATTCTGGCAGAGGAGGCGTAAATGAAAGTAATTGATACATACAATGCAATGGTAGGGGCGGTAGTAGCCGTCCTTTCTTATGTTCTGGGACCTCACTGGTTCTTGTTTGCACTATTCCTGGGACTCAATATTATCGACTGGCTGACTGGATGGATTAAAGCCAAAATCACAGGTTCGGAAAGTTCCAAGACGGGACTGATCGGGATCTTAAAGAAATTTGCATATTGGATGGTGGTCATTGCAAGTTTCAGCCTTTCAGCAGCATTCGTGGAAGTTGGAAAGATTATAGATATGAATCTCGGTGTAACCACATTACTTGGCTGGTTTGTCCTGGCATCATTCCTTGTTAACGAAGGAAGATCAATCTGTGAAAACTTCGTTGAAATGGGAGTGGAAGTTCCCAAGGTATTGGTAAAGGGATTGCAAGTGGCCAACAAAGTAGTAAACCAGGAAGATGACAACGAATGATCAGAGGGGTTTGATGCCCCTCTTTTAAAGGAGAGAAGATGGCGAAAGTTACGTTCAACAGTTTAATATACAAAGCACATAATTATTATGTTGCAGCAGGAATGACTCCGGAAGGAGCTGCGGCACTGGAAGGAAATCAGTATGCGGAATCCGCAGGATTTATTCCGAAACGCCTGGAATTTCTCTGTGTGAAGAGATATAAGGAAAAAGGAATCGTATATACAGACGATACCTATACAAAAAATATTGACTCCGGGAAGATTTCAAGAGCGGAATTTTTAAGTCCGATGGGCCGGCATTACGGATATGGATTATCGCAGTGGACAACATCTAACAGGAAAGCCGGTCTGTATGATTTAGCAAGGAAAAAAGGCGTTTCTATCGCTGACGGAGATATGCAATTGGAATACACAGTTTCGGAGCTGAAAAAGAAGTTTCCGAAAACATTCAAATTCTTGTGCACGACAAAAAATGTAAAAAAAGCATCTGACTATGTTTTGGAACACTATGAATCCCCAAAAAACTGGCAAAATCTTAGCACAACCAGAGCGGATTACGCAAAACAGATTTTTGATAAGATGGAATCAATCGGAAAGGACAAGATCATGGGAATTAATAATATCATCGCAAAAGAACGGGAATACGGAAATATGCCGTACATGGAAACTGGAAAGAACCACCAGAAGTTTTCAACAATTGTAACAGAAGCGGGTCTGGCAGGATGCCAGGATCAGCCGTGGTGTGCGACATATCAGTTTGCGATGGAACTGGAAGAATTTGGAAAAGCGGAAGCGTTGCGGCACTGGAATATGACAGAAAAGAACTACTGCGGCTACAGTTGCTTTTCAACAGAAGCGATGTTCCGAAAAGCAGGAAAGCTGGGAAACACACCGAAGCTCGGTGCTTTGGTAATTTTCCGCCAGTCCCACATGGGTAGAGTCCTGTCCGTGGACACAAAGAATAAGACTTTTGAATCCGGCGAGGGAAATACCAGCAATAAGAAATACGACAGAAACGGAGATTCCTGTGCGGTAAAGACGTATTCTTGGAATGACAGTAAAATTAAGTCATTCTGTTATATTGATTATGGAACAGACACAAAAGATTCTGGATCAACAGCAAAACCGACAGAGACGACAGCAAAAACAGACAGTAATGTTCTGAAAGGCCAGAAGTGGCTGAACAAAAATTACGGTTCTACACTGAAAAAGTACATGAAGGAAACACTTTCTGAAAACGGTTCCTACGGCGAGAAGTCAAGATTCGCAGCTGTGTGTGTCTGGAAAGACCTGTGTAACCGAAAATACAAAACAAAGCTGGATCCGTCCAACAGTAATTTCCTGTCTTCTTGCAAAAAGGCAGCCAAGAAAGCAACCATCAAAAAAGGAGCATCCGGAACATTTGTCTATCTGGCGGAATTCATTTTATCAGCCAAGGGATATTACTTTGGAGCTATGGATGCCAGTTTCGGCTCAGGGCTGGCAGCATCCGTCAAGAGCTTCCAGAAGGAAAAGGGGCTGACTGCCGATGGTGTGATCGGACCAAACACATGGTACAAGCTGTTTAACTAATGTAGAAAAAAGGCGGTCTGTGGTTCCCTCTTTACAGACCGCCTTCCATATGAAAAAAAACAAAAGAAAACTTTTAGAGTATAGCATGTTGCTATGAATACAGCAAGGAATATCGTGCGACATTCCTTGACATGTCAAATCACAAGTGGTAAAAATATTGTATCATCTCTAAAAAATCTTAAAAAAACTCTTAAAATCGAAAGAGTTTCTTCCTATTAAAAGAAAACCTATATAGGCTATTGAACTACGGTGGCCCGGATTGCAATACCCTACAAATTGCCGGAAACCCTTATAAAATGGGGCTTCCCGGCGTTTTTTCATGAAATGAAAAAATTGAAATAAAGACGGTTTTTCTGCTTGTCGTAGGTAATACTGTCCACGATCGTGCGAAGCAGGACACCTTTGCGTTCATAGGTCTCGTTTGGGTCTTTCAATACTTCACTGACAGATCGGATCTCATTTAGCAAAGCTTCCTTTTTGCCGGAATCAGAATCTTCCGGCTGATCGGCAGCAGTAAAAGACCGAATCTGTTCTTCTAGATCTTCTCTGGTCTCCTGCAGGCGCTGTCGGTTGGCTTTGTATTCTTCCAAGGTATCAATCCCATTTTCATAGGCCAGTTTTACCCTGGTTTCTTTTACTGCAATCTGATCCAGTTCCTGTAGCAGCAGTTCCAGCTCATCGGATTCCTTCTGATCTGGAGTATTTCGGATCGTGTAGGTGAAGTCTGCCCCGGACAGGATCTGATCGAAGTAGCTATAAACAGCAGCTTCTGCTCTGGAAAGAGAGAGGCCCTGCGAAACTTTGTGAAAACCTTTGACGTATTTCCAACACTGAAAGTAACGATACCCATTAGCCCCGCTCAGGGAAAGCGTAGCGCCGCATACAGAGCATCTGAGCAGACCGGACAGCCAGTGCTTGCAGGATGAGACGCTGCGTGCCTTGCCGGGACGTTTCCGGGCGTCCATGAGGGCGATCCGCTTCTCATACCGTTCTTTTGATAATCTGGTTTCGTGACTGCCCTCAAATGAAATACCGTTCCAGACGACAGTGCCGGCATAAAAGGGATTACGCAGAATGATGGTTATATTTCTCTGTTCGATCAGGTTGCCACGTTTCGTCCGGAAGCCAAGGTCGTTGCATTTTCTTGCGATAGCGGTAGGTTCCATGTCATACAGATCGTACTGATCCATGATGTACTGGACGATCTTGTATTCCTCTTCATTGATCACAAATGGCTTTCCACCGCCAACGGCATCGTAGCCGAGACAGGGTGTAGTCTGGTAGCCGTGTTTCAGTGCTTTTTCTTTCATCCCACGGATCACTTCCCCGGACAGCCGAATCGAGTAGTATTCATCCATCCACTCAATAATTCGCTCAATCAGAGTACCAAAAGGACCGTCGATCAGCGGCTCAGAGATACTGATCACATCCACATTACTCTTTTTCAGCAGTGATTTGTAAACGATAGATTCTTCCTGATTTCTGGCGAACCGGGAGTACTTCCATACCAGGATCACATCCAGCGGGTGAGATTCCTGCTTTGCGATCCCGATCATCTCCTGAAACTTCGGCCGCTTATCTGCATGCCGCCCAGAGACGGATTCCTCGAAGACATAGTCTTTGCTGATGATGATTCCGTTCTTCTTGGCATAATCCAGTAAGAGCCGCTGTTGTGCATCCGGGGACAACTCCGTCTGATCGGCGGTGCTGACACGGATATAGAGGGCGCCATTTCTTAACTTTGCCATAATATCACCTTCCTGTTTTGTTGTATGTAAAAATGAGTACAAAAATAACAGCCAGCGAGAGAACGGGTGTTCCGCTTGCATAGCTGCTCCGAAGATGATACAATATTTTTGCGAGTTAGGGTATCATTCTTCGGAATGTTACTTGCCGGTTCCTGTTGGCGCAGGGGCCGGTTTTTTAATATTTACATTTTTAGTAAACATTGAAAGTATGAATTACCTGTATGCCTTATTTAATTTAAGCATAACTTTACCGCCGACAATGCCATCATATACAAACCAGCTGTCGGGATCGTCCTGTTTGCTCGCAGGAGCTATTCCGACGAGTGCGCTGTAACGTTTATATAGACCGCCGTAAAAATCTTTTGATGCGGAATCAATAGACGAATCTTGCATCTGAGCATAAAGATTAAGTTGTCGTACAAGAGTATCGGCAAAATCAAGTGCAACATTTGGATCGGTTGCATCATCAACAACTGCCGTGATAGTAATTTGATCATCCTTCACGCCTATGTAATAATCTTGAACGAATGAATAGTCCGGCTCTAATGAAAGATTGTCTTTTAAGTCCGAAATACATTGATCCATATCCAATGCACTTTTTGATAAGTCATTTTCCGCTTCTGTATCCGTATCTGTTGTTTCAATGCTTTCGTCTTCGTCTTCGGCTTCTGGTTCTTCTTTTTCTGTTTCGTCTGTCACTTCTGGCTCTGGAGTTGTAGCTTCGTCTTCAACGGAACTTTCTGTTTTTGCTGGCTCCGGGCTAGGAGTAGATGATTCAGAGGTGGTTGCACCGCAAGCAGATAAAGACATGGTTAATGATACAGCGAGTAATACAGTTACAATTTTCTTTCTCATAAAAATTCCTCCCTTATGGATAATGTTTTAAAATTATTCTACATTTTACGACAATATTAATCAATAAAATTCGTTCGACATTTATTACATTTTTTTCATAATTGCCAAGTTCGGTATAAAATACACCACATAGTTATCGATGCTCCGGCACATGCCATATTTGTTCCGGTAGAAGACCAGACATTCTTCCAATACTTCCTCTGTCACTTCCAGATACTCTGCAATCTCGAATCGATTCCGGCATCCATGCTCATAAGCTCTGATCAGACCGAGCAGTCCGATCTGCTTGTTATACGCCCATGCTCGGGCGCGCAGTTCTTGTTTTCGATTGGAAGTATTACTCTGATCCAGAATGTTTCCATAGGTTGTGTAGTGGTGTCCGAGTTCTTCAGCAAGCACACAAGCCTTTTCCGTGTCAGACATTTTAGCGTTAATGGCAATACGACCATTAACATATAGTCCCTTTAATCCAGATACTTCAGATAAATCCATTTCAACGATATTAAGATCATCGTGAAGTATTTGCATTTCTTCATAAGTCAAAAGAATCACTCCTTTGGCCGAGCTGCGAGAAGCAACTTTTTGTATTCTTCAATCTTTTTCAGTTCTTCTGGTGTGAATTCGGCTCCATCTTTATGCGCTGCAATTGTATCCAAACTTTGGCCTTCATTTATATTGTACATATCATTAACTGTAATTCCGAAAATTTGACAAACTTGAAAGAGTGTATCGATATCAATTGAATTAACTCCGTTTTCCCATGCAGAAATAGCATTATGTTTTACACCTAATTTATCAGCTAATTGTTTTTGAGTTATCTTATTTTTCTTTCTATAGTAGAGAAGATTTTTTGCAACAATCTCTTTTATGTTCTCGCTCATGTCGTTACCTCCTTTTAATAGGATACTACCACAAGTTATCCATGAATACAAGAAAAAAACTTCACAAAACATGAAAAACATATTGACATTTCATGAAACATGACATAATATAATAGCAACTTCACAAAACATGACAAAAGGAGGCGATAAAAGTGATTGGATTAAAAGTGAAGAAATATTTAGACGAAAACGGAATAAAGTATTCGTATTTGTCTGAAAAAGCAGGTATTCCAATGAATATGTTGAGTCCGACGTTGAATGGAAAACGAAAGATGAGCGCAGAAGAGTATTTCACAATTTGTGAAGTGCTTGGACTGCCAGCAGAAACATTTGCTCCGGCGAATAATCAAAGTGAGTAAACAAAAATACTGATAGGAGCGTCATTCCTACCAGTATTTTGCCAAATTTGTTTACTCTATGTACTTTGCAGGTTTTCACCACACAAGATGACGCCAAGTGTTTCTATGGAATACTTTGCCACTTTCGCAGTTTTGGTTCTGCAACATGCCTAATCGCTGACAAATGATGAGGAGAACTTAATACGGTGAAGCATTTTAAATGAGTGCCGTCTCGCGTGTTTTTGACTCCTTCTCTGAGTAACGTAACGCCGTATCAGTAATCTACATTTAACCAGTTTAGAGTGCGTTGGTACCACTTATGAGACCTCATCTTAAGAGAACAGGCAAAGTCAAAAGTTTGGTCAAAAAGACCACGCTCCCTTCCATGCCTAATAGCATGAAAGGATTTTATCATAACATGAAAAAATATTCAACTATTTATAAAACGGATTCTAGGTAAAACACTGGATTATCTGTTTGCAACAGATGAGTAGAAAGGAGGGAGTGTAGATGTGGATTTCGAAAAAAGAATTTACAAAAATGCGAGAAGAAATAAATGAACTTAAAAAAGCACATCAATTTCTTCTCGAAAGAACTGAGGCAGTAATTAAAGCCGATAAGGAATTACTCAGTATTGTGAAAAATTTGAAAGATACAATGGAAGAATCAGTCAATTCCTAAAATACAGATTTCACAAAAAAGATGTCCAAACGGAGATAAAGAAAAAGAAGATTCCTCTATTTCAATATGATCCGGATCTTCTTCCGTGCCCTTTAGTTCATCAAATAGTTTTTGAAAGTCAGAATAAAGAGCAGTATCTTTAACAAAATCGAAACAAATACCTGATGGGTGGTAAGTTGAGTCAAAAGCTATCATGCCAAGCCGATCTAAATTGTTTATTGAAATACGAACCTCATTTTCAGACAAAGAAGAACAATGGATATCATAAACCATATCCGTAGAATATTTTACTTCGGCAGTGGAATTAACGAGATATAATCCTTTTGGCTTTAATACAATTGCAAGTGAAGCGGCTCCGATGATGGAGCCGGAGTTAAAAATTTCTTTTAAAACCAATGCATCGTTTGGACTAAATTGTTTGAGTATTTCAACAAAAGCAGGGTGCACTCTTTCCTTGTAATCGGAGTGCATAGATTTAGACAAAAGATTTGAAAACAAATCATACAATTCTTTGCTGCTCATGCAATAAGAGATAGCCTGCAAAGCGGGAACGGCGACATAAGCATCAGGGGAAACGATTTTGTTTACATCAACATTTTCGAGTTTTTGAGCTAAAAGTTTTTCGACCTCTTTCACGCTATATTCGCGCTGAGCAATCCATTTTTGGAGCGGCGCAAGAGCAGCATTAATTGCTCTGGGAATTAAAGATAATGTTTTGCCAGTCTCCTTTGCAGCTGGCTTTAAAGCATCATCGTATATCTCAGGGAAGGTTTCGGTTACGCTTTTAAGATCATTTGGTAATTCAGACATAAATTTCCTCCTTTGGTATTCAGACATGACCGTGCCTGTAATTCACAGTATAGGAGAAATCTGGAAGAAAAGCAACTGTAACATGTAGCAACCAATCAACACCATACATACCATACCACAGGGAGGTGGTACCCATGAAAGGGCAACCGATCATCGGTGAAACCCGGTTTATCATCAATGGTCAGCTGTATTCTCCGGAACAGATCGGAGAGCAGAGGGCTATGGAACTGATCAGACAGAAGGTCGATCAGGCGATGGAGGGAATCGGGTTTGAAAAGACATACAAGGAGAAGACCGCCTGAGGGCGGGGAAAGGAGGACAAGCTTATGGAAGCAGGATAAAAAATAAGTGCCGTTAGGGCTGCCATCCGTTCCGGCACTCAAACAAATAACCACTAATATTATACAGAAAGTTGAGGAGAAAAGCAAATGATTAAAATAGAAGGTAAAGGAAACATCGTAAAAGCGGAAATTATGGGAGATGAGGTCACTGTTTTGTCGGAGCTGACTTACGCAGTAAAACATATTCATAGAGAAATCGAAAAAGTCAGAGGAAAAAAAGTGGCAGATAAAGAGATGGAAGATGTATTTAAACTGGCGATTATGAGTGAAGAGGAACTTGACAAGGAAGATGAAGCGAAAAAACAGCTTTTGAAAGAAAGTATGTGGAAGTTTCTCGATGACTTATTTACTCCGGGAGGTAACAAATGAGTACAGGAGAATTAATAGGAACAATCGCATCCATTTTTGGATTATTTACCTGCCATTCGGCCTTACCGGCACTGATCTGGCTGATATTGGTGACGATTTTCTCTATCCGGTTCGAGAAAGCACTGGATCGGATGGAATGCGGGAAGGATGAATACAAGTGTCTGGAGGATGATGATGAGTAAAGAAAGAATGGTCCAGGTGACCAAGGATGAATATAAGAACCTGATCCGTGATCAGCACACGGTTGAGCTGCTGACGGGATATGTTCAGAAACAGGGATGGATGACAGACTCTATGCTATGTCTGCTTTTGGGAATTCAGGAGCCGAAGCATGAACTACCGCCAGGATGGGATCCAGAACCGGAGTCGGAGACGGTAACTGCAGATATTCCGCTTCCTGTTTCAGCAATGGAAGAAGCGGAGGAGGAAAAGCAATCCCCCCCCCTCCGCGGAGCCCGAGAAGAAATCGGGCAGAAAGAAAATAGACCGTGGAAAAGTACTGGCGCTGCATCGGGCCGGCTGGTCGAATAAGAAGATCGCGGATGAGATGGCGTGTAGCGAGGCTTCGGTCTCAATGATTTTAAAGGAGAAAAAGTAAATGTCAACGTTATATGAATTAACCGGTCAGTATATGGATCTGATGGAGATGGCAGAAGAAGCGGATCCGGATGTGTTGAGAGATACACTGGAAGGCATCGAGGGAGAAATCGAAGACAAGGCAGACAATTATGCCAAAGTCATCCGCACACTGGAAGGACAGGTCGATACCATCGATGCTGAGATTTCCAGACTGCAATCTAAAAAGAAAACTGTGAAAAACAGTATTGATTCCATCAAAAGTAATTTGGAGCGCAGCATGATCCAGACAGGAAAGAAAAAAATTAAAACAGATCTGTTCAGCTTTGGAATCCAGAAGAATCCACCGACTGTCAGAGTAAAAGACGAATCAAAGATTCCAGGATATTTCTGGAAGCAGAAAGCACCGGAGTTGGATCGAGCGGCATTGAAAAATTATCTGAAGGAAAACGGTGCTACGGAATATGCGGAACTGGTACAGGGTGAGTCGCTGAGAATCAGATAGGAGGCAAATATGGCAGATGGAAAAATACATATTCCGGCGAGAAAGAAGCAGCGGACAGAGGAACAGGCTGTTGTGCGGCTTTCTCCGGAAGCATATAACGTTTTGGTGGATATCTATAATGAATCCACCCTGTCACTGAGCCAGATTGCCAGCCTTCTGATCGTAGAAGCTGCAGATCGAGTAGTATTTGATAAGGAGTAATATGAGCGAAGAAAGAAGAACCATTGAAAATCCAAAGATTTATGCTGCGATTGCCGGTGTAATCGCAGATTGTGGACATGTTGGTAAGGATAAGGTCAATAAGCAGCAGGGATTTAAGTACAGAAGTGTGGATGATGTGTTTAATGCACTTCATCCAGCGTTAGCAAAGAATAAGGTAGTGATCGTTCCGACGGTACTGGAACGTAAATGTGAAGAGGTTGGAAGAAGCAAAAACGGTGCTGCCATTATTAAAGTTATCTGCAAAGTGAAATATGATATCTGTGCGGAAGACGGATCCCGTGTATCTTCTATTATTTACGGAGAAGGAATGGACATGGGAGATAAAGCGACCAATAAGGCAATGGCGATTGCCTATAAATACCTCTGTTTCCAGGTTTTTTGCATCCCGACAGAAGAAATGACGGACCCGGATGCGGAAAGCCTGGAAGGCGAACTCGCGGATGCGAAAAAGTCGGCAGGAAGAAAAGAAACAAGAAAATCATCACCTCAGGCAGAAACAGATGTGCAGACGGAACAGCAGATCACACAGGCGATGATCGATACGATCCGCAGTGAACAGGCCAGAACTGGTGTCACGGATAACCAGATCCTGTCTATGCATACGGTAAAAGCGAAGAAGATCGAGGATATGACAGTGACGGAATATAAGAGTGTCATGAACCGGTTTCAGAAGACACCGGACCTGAAGAAGGAGGCTGATAAGAATGAATAGCGTACAGCTTATAGGGCGATTTACGAGAGACCCGGAGGTGCGATATACAGATGGCGGGTCGACGATCGCGAGATTTTCCCTTGCAGTGGATCGCAGATTCAAAAGTGAGAACGGACCGACTGCAGATTTTCCTAATTGCGTGGCATTTGGGAAGACTGCGGAGTTTATCGAAAAATATTTTCACAAAGGCATGAAGATCGGACTGCAGGGACGTATCCAGACAGGATCCTATACGAACAACGAAGGACAGAAGGTCTATACCACAGATGTGGTTGTGGAAAGCTGCGAGTTTGTTGAGTCCAAGAGCGCACAGCAGTCATCTCAGGATGCGGGAGGACTCAATCAGGCAGATAATGATGGATTTATGAATGTTCCGGAAGGCATTGATGAAGAATTGCCATTCTGATCAGGCGGTGATACATATGGTGATACAGATAGACAGCCGGGAAAAAGCCAGGGCGATTACAAAAATTGTAGAGACTTTTAATCAGAACAATATCAAACATCCAGTATCGAAACTCATGGTCGGGGATTATATGAATTATGATAATCCCCGGTTGATTATCGACAGAAAGCAGAACCTTTCGGAATTATGCAGCAATGTATGTCAGGATCATGAGCGGTTTCGGAAAGAACTGATTCGGGCCAACGAAAATGGTATTCAAATGATTTTCCTGATAGAGCATGGAAAAGGCGTTGAACGTCTGGAAGATGTGATCTGGTGGGAAAATCCCAGACGCTGGAAACGCAGGAAAAATCCGGAAACAGGAAAATGGGAAGAAATAGAAACAAAAGCCATGACGGGAGAAACGCTGTATAAGATCTTGTGTACACAGGAACGAAAGTATGGATGCCGGTTTCTGTTCTGTGAGAAAAAGAATACCGGGGCAGAGATCATCCGGATTCTGTCTGAAGGTGGAGAAAGTGACAAGCGAAGAAATTAAAGAAACTTACAGAATGAGAGATATACTGGGCAGGTATGGACTTCCGGAGCCAAACAGGGCTGGATTCATCCAGTGCCCATTTCACCGGGGAGACCGGGAGCCATCCATGAAAATCTATGATAAAGATTTCCATTGTTTTGGCTGTGGAGCAACAGGGGACATCTTCAGTTTTGTGGAAAGAATGGAAAATGTTGGATTTAAAGAAGCGTTCCGGATCCTGGGAGGAAACTATGAAAAACCAACCTTCCGTTCCAATATGGTATTATATCGGGCTAAGAAGCGTGCAGCGATGCAGCAGAAAAAACGCCAGAGCCTGAAAGAGGAACTGCAGAAATGTAATCAACTGATCACGGCATACCGGATCGGCGTGCGGCTAAATAAACCTCTGACAGATGCCTGGTGTGAAAATTATAATAAGCTGCAGTATCAATTGTATGTGCGAGAGGAAATAACGAAAGAAGGTGAACAGTATGGTGCCGTTGGGGCAGCTTACGACAAAAAGCATCCTGGAGGATAAAATCTTCGAAGAGATCTTTGAACAGGAGGACGAGATATATAAAGCAAGGCTGATTTTATCCCTGCAGGATCGTGCAGCGGAGCTTGGTGTAAAAGCAAAGTTTGAAGAAATCCTGAAAGCATATAAGCGTGTAGACCGGGAAATGAAACGCAACCGGATGAAGCAGCCGGCACTTCTGGATAACTGGACAAATTTTGAAGGACCGTATGACAATCAGCGGTGCCGACAATGGATCGCCTCGGAAGACGGAGTTTACCTGAAGAATCCAACCACAGATTTTACCGATATTCTTGCCTGTTATCACCCGATTCTTCCAATCGAACGTCTGAAGAATCTGGAAACAGGAGAGGAGCAGTTGAAGATTGCATATAAGAGAAACGGGATTTGGAGTGAGATTATCGTTCCAAAGACAATGGTTACTTCTGCCAGTAAAATCGTATCGTTATCAGGAAGAGGAATCGCTGTCACCAGTGAAAATGCCAAGTTTCTGGTGCGGTATCTGGCTGATGTGGAAAATGCGAACGAGGATGCTATTAAAGTACAGTATTCATCCAGTAAGCTGGGATGGATTGGAAATGGCTTTATGCCATACGATACGGACATTGTATTTGATGGGGACAGTCGATTTCGACAGTTGTTCGAAAGCGTAGAAGAACATGGGTCCAGACAGACCTGGTATGAACATATGAGGCAGCTCCGGAAGTCTGACAGGATGGAGATAAAATTTCTGCTGGCAGCTTCCTTTGCAAGTGTGTTGGTAAAAGTGCTGGGCGGGCTACCATTCTTTGTTGATCTGTGGGGCGAGACGGAAGGTGGAAAAACGGTGACGTTGATGATTGCAGCATCTGTCTGGGCAAATCCGGATGAGAGCAGGTTTATCGGAGACTTTAAGACTACGGATGTTGCGCTGGAAGCAAAAGCGGATGTTCTCAACAACCTGCCAATGATATTGGACGATACAAGTAAAACCAGCAGCCGAATCCGGGATAATTTTGAGGGTGTAGTCTATGATCTGTGCTCCGGAAAAGGAAAGAGTCGATCAAATAAAGATCTGGGAATCAACAGAGAAAACCGGTGGAAGAACTGTATTCTGACCAATGGAGAGCGTCCGTTAAATTCCTATGTGTCGCAGGGTGGTGCGATGAACCGAATTTTGGAGGTGGAGTGTGGAGAAAACGTATATGCGGATCCTGGCCGGAGTGCGGACATTGTAAAGAAGAACTATGGATTTGCCGGAAAGGATTTTATTGAACTAATAGAAACCATGGGAATTGATACAATCCGGGGAATCCAGGAGGATATCCTTCAGGAGCTGCAGGATGATGAAAAGATGCAGAAACAGAGCCTGTCATTATCAATTGTCCTGACGGCGGACAAACTGGTGACAGATTATCTGTTTAAGGACGGGCAGAAGATTTCCCTGAATGATGCAAAAGAGACCCTTATAGACAGGAACGAACTCTCAGATAATGAACGCTGTTACCGGTATCTGGTCGATAAGGTAGCGATGAACCCGCAGCGTTTCGATCTGGACTCTAATGTAGAAAAATGGGGAAGTATCGACAAGGAGTATGCGGTGTTTATCAATCAGGCGTTTGATGAACTGTGCAGGGCCGGAGGATTCGCCAAAAAATCGTTCCTTTCCTGGGCAGATCGGAAAGGCTTGCTGCTTACGCAGGCCGGAAAGACCAGTCGGACAAAGCGGATCGATGGAAATGTAAAGCGTTGTATCTTCCTGAAAATAGAAGAAGATGAACCGAAGGAAGGATTTATTCCGACGGATAAAATGGATCATTTGCCTTTTAAGTAACACCGTAACACCTGTAACATCCACTTTTTCAGTGTATAAAAGAAGAAAAAAATAAGAAATATGCCTATATTTTTCTCATATATAGGTAAAAATCGAGTGTTACAGTGTTACAAAAACGAAAAAACATTAAAAAATGCCGTATTTATAGTGGTTTGTGGCGTAACACAATTTGTAACTGGCAGAGGTTACTTTTTATAGAAATGTGTTACGAATAAGGTTTTGGAGTGATACATAAATGAAAAATGAGGAACTGAGAAAGTATTACGAAATATTCACGGCAGCGTGGAAGTTGTTTCGGACCTATCATGCTGCAGAAAGTGATGAAGATAGATTGCGATTAATGACAGCCGGGGAACTGATCTACCAGAAATATCCGTGTGATCTGATGCGGGAGCTGATCTGGTGTGTGTTCCATGAGATTGAACGGCTGCATGGAGAAGAGGGATGAAAACGTGAAAAGACAGAAAGAGAAGAAACCGGAAACACATATCTGTTATCTCTGCGGAAAGCTGATAGAGCCTGAGGAGAAATATGTGTATATCAGAACCAGAAGGAGAACGGAAATGTATATCCATAGAGTCTGTATTCCAACAGGAAAGCCAGATAGACAGGAGGAAGGGAAATGATAGAGATTATCGGAGAACCAAGGGATGCAACAGAGGAAGAAATCCGGAAATACGAAAAGAAATGCCAGGAACTGGATCAGCAGACAGAGGAACAGAAACAGGCATGGAAAGAAAAACATCCGGATCCACAGTCGCCAGAATGGCAGCAGCGCATGATGGACAACTTTCTGAGAAGACCGAAGTGTCATCCGGATTGCTTCGGAGCAGCCAGCAATGATTGTGGGAGGTGTTCAGGATGAGTAGAGCAGAGAGACGCCGGGAGATGCGTGGACAGGAAAAGAAAGAAGTCACCCGAGTAATGACAATCGCCCAGATCCAGCAGATGAAAAAGGACATGGCAGATCTGATCGCAGATGAGCTGCTGATGAAGGTAGTTGGAATCGCAGCGTTGATCATCCATGATAAGTTCGGAATGCTCATGAAGAAGGAAGTTGATGGGAAAAGCCGGGAAGAACGTTTTATTGATGAATGGGAAAAGCAGTATAAACTTTTCGAGGCTGGAAGAATGACTCTGGAGGATATCCAGGAAGTACTGCGTGATGAGTGCGGGATCACGATGAAGAGAGAAGATGCTCAGCACAGAGAATGGATGTAGGAGGCGTTTTACGGTGGAAAAGATAATTTGTATACCGACAAAATCAGATAAGCTTCGGATATCTGTCAGGATCACAGGAGAGATGGTTAAAGATTTTTGTGATTGCTTAAGAAAGGCATATACCATGTCGGGGAAAGACTGCGATACATGCAGCTGGTGGGATCTTACTATTGGAGATGTTGGAATGTGTGAGATGGATGAAGTTAGAAAAGCAGTAGGTAAATGGGAGGTGCCAGATGAATAGTGAAGGATACAAGGATCCAACAGCAGAAAAGGCGATACATAATACTGAACATATCCCGAAGCATATCAGAGAGCCACTTGATCTGGTAAGAAGGTTTCTGGATGTTACCGGGTTGGAACTGATTAATATCGCGGTCAGAGACAGAAAGAGCAAACGAAAGTATTCATGGTCGTCATGGGGAGGTGATACCGTTGGAGAAGGAAATTCTGATGGAGTACGCAGATATGAAAGTAGAAGCCAAGGATCTGCGAAGAAGGATAGAAAAGGATCGTAGTCAACTGTGGAAACTGGAAAACAGTATCGTGACTGATTCAGTGTCGAGAGGAAAGAAAGGGAAAAAATCCCTGGGAAGTGTAAAAATTACGGGAAAACCGGATGGTCTGATTGAACGGAAACGACAGCAATTGAAAAGAAAGATTGCACTACAGGAACAACTGGAAGTGGAACTGTTGGAAAAGCAGACACAGGCAGAAGAGTTCATCCAGACAGTAGAAAAGAGCGAAATGCGAACCATGCTTCGATTCTATTTCATCGACGATCTGACCTATGCACAGACTGCAGAAAGGATGAATGCATTGTATTCAAAACGCAGGATACGATACACAGATGAGAATGTTAAGAAAAGAATTCAAAGATTTTTTCAAAATGTACCCCAATGTCCCGTTCAAAAGTGCTAGTATGGTAAATGGGTTAAGACGGTAGTTAATCATTCCTCTGTGTTTGGAAACTTCAACCTTTCTATGTGAACAGGCGGTTGCAAGACCGCCACCCCTTCGGAATATCTCCCCGATCGGGAGGGAGCAAGAGCCGTAAAAGCGAGCCGCAGGTTCGAATCCTGGTATTCTGATCGCCGATGATGGCGTACAACAGTCTGCCTACCTGGACAGGCAAAAGTAGTTCAGGAGCCCGCCAGAGCTGATCTGGCAGCAGGTCATACCAGACTGAGACCTGCAGATGCGTATGCGCCTGGCAGAGATGCCGGGCGTTTTTATAAGATTTAGATTTATATTCTGAAAGTCAATTTAATGATGAGAAAACTCAGTTCAGTGATGAGAAAACTCAACTGATGAATAGAAAACTCAACTCAGATAAAGATTGGGAATTGATTTATTTCAAAGAAAAATTAATTTAGTACTATGTGAAGAGTATGACGATAAAACAGAAATTTCCACAGTAAAAGGCACCCTCCGGGGTGCTTTTTCTATACGAAAATTTAAAGAGACAGGAAGGTGAGGTGAGTGGCCAATGAGAAAAACCTAAAACCGGTACGAAGCAAGAGGGAAGCAAGAGAACGTGGGAAAAAAGGCGGGATTAAATCCGGAGAAACCAGACGCAGAAAAGCAGCCATGCGAGACACCATGCACCGGCTTTTGACGATGCAGGCAGAAGTCGAGGGATTATCGGATATATTGCGAGCGGATGGTGGCGAGAGCACCTATGAAGAGATCATAGCCATGGCCATGATCCAGCAGGCGTCTCTTGGAAACGTAAAAGCATATCAGGCGATCATGAAGACGGTTGGCCAGACAGAAAAATCCGAGGCGGATCTGGAAGAACAGAGATCAAAAGTTGAGCTGAACAGGGCAAGAAAAGAAGATATCACTGGTGAAAATGAGACGGATGAAGCATTAGATCGCCTGGATCAGATCTTGAAAGAGGTGCGGGAGAATGCAGCTAAGCAGGAAACAGAATGAGTATATTGTAAATTCCACGCACCGATGGAATATTAAATCCGGGGCGGTTCGTTCTGGAAAATCCTATGTGGATACTGCTTTTGTCGTGCCTTTTAGGATTCGTGAGAGAAAAGGAAAACCTGGTCTGAATGTCATTCTGGGGGTATCAAAGGAATCTATCGAACGAAACGTTCTACAGCCGATGCGTGAGATCTACACAGAAAAGCTGATCGGGCAGATCAATAACCGAAATGTGGCACATATCTGCGGAGAGGAAACTTACTGTCTGGGAGCTGAAAAGATCAGTCAGGTAGCAAAGATCCAGGGATCCAGCATCAAATACTGTTACGGTGATGAGATTGCAAAATGGAACAAAGAAGTGTTCCAGATGCTAAAATCCCGTCTGGACAAGCCGTACAGCTGTTTTGATGGAGCATGTAACCCAGAGCATCCGACACACTGGCTGAAAGAGTTCCTGGATGACAAAGAACTGGATATTTATCTGCAGGAGTACACGATTTTCGATAATCCGTATCTTCCACCGGAATATGTGGATCAGCTTTGTAAGGAATATGCCGGTACAATTTATTATGACCGACTGATCCTTGGGATGTGGAAGCGGGCAGAAGGAGCCATCTATAAAAAGTTTGGTGATCATCCGGAAAACTTCTACTGTCAGGTCGTGGATGAACTGAATCCGGAGAGTGAAGAAAAGCAGTTCCGGAAAGAAGATATCGTATCCATCGAGATTGGTCTGGATTTTGGTGGAAACAAATCCGGCCATTCCTTTGTAGCCAGAGGGTATACGGATGATTACCGGGAAGTGATCTGCCTGATGTCCAAGAGAATTATGGCAAAAGATGAAAATGAAGACATTGACAGCAATATGCTGGATAAGCTGTTTTGCGAATTTGTTCAGGAGGTCATAGAAAAATATGGCATATGCAGTAGGCATGGAGATTACATCGAATACTGCAACGTGGAATCTGTGTACTATGACAACGCGGAAACAGTCCTTGGCAATTCTATCCGGAATGCGGTAGAAAAGAAATTCCCATGGATTATCGTCCGGCCGGCAAAGAAAAAAGCAATCCTGGACAGGATCCGTTGTACCGTCAAGCTCATGGGAGCCGGGCGATTTTTTATTACCCAGGACTGCAAATCGCTGGAAACAGCATTTTCGGAGGCAGTCTGGGATAAAGAAGCAAAAGGAAAAGATGAACGGCTGGATGATGGAAGTACCGATATCGACAGCCTGGATGCTTTTGAATATACGATCGAACGGGATATGAAGATGCTGATACAGGAGGCAGAAGATGTTTGATGGATTAAAGAGACTATGGGGAAGGATAGTGAGCATGTTTAGTTATACGACATTAAAAAATATAATTGGCAGGGATGTGGCACTGTCGCAGACCATGATCGATGCCATCAACGAATGGAAGAGGATGCTGGCAGGAGAAGCGGACTGGTGCGATGATACCGTGGAATCTTTGAAATTGGAAGAGGGTATCTGCCGGGAATTTGCTGATTGTGTCCTGGTAGAGATGGATGCACAGATCCTGAATAACGATGAGATGGATACGGTATTGCAAAAAGCCTTGTCAGATATCAACAGGGAACTGCAGAACGGTCTGGCACTTGGCTCCATGGTATTAAGGCCACTGGGAAAAGACAGGATCGAATACATCGCGGCGGATAAGATGATTCCGATCAGTTTTGATGATGACGGAAAACCAAATGATATAGCCTTTCTGTCTATGAAATGTGTAGGGGAAAATGACTACTATACGAGGGTAGAGCGTCATTATTTCACGAATGGGAATCTGACGATCGAAAACAGCTGTTTCCACTCCCAGAGCAAGAGCGATATTGGCCAGAGATGCGAACTTACGGAAGTTTCCGAATGGCAGCAGATCCAGCCGGGACCGATCATGTATCCGGGAATGACGCAGATGGATTTTGGATATTATCAGAATCCGGTGAAAAATAAGGTGGATGGATCTACCTGCGGTGTATCTATATTTGAATCTGCCAAGGGAAGAATCCGAAAAGCAGACATCCAGGGAGCACGGCTTGACTGGGAATATGATTCCGGAGAGCGGGCGATTCACGTGGATGAAAAAGCGCTGAAGCACAAAGGCGGCAGGACATATCTTCCAAGACTGAAAAAGCGTCTGTATAAAGGATTAAATCTGGAAGATGGCAAAGATAAAGAGCTGTACAAAGAATATTCACCGGAAATGCGGGACGAAGCCTTCCGGAGAGGTCTGGAAGAGTACAAACGAGAGATTGAATTTATCGTAGGACTTGCCTATGGGGATCTGTCTGATGCGCAGGAGGTAGAAAAGACCGCTGCGGAAGTGCTGACTTCCAAGACCAGAAAATACAACCGGGTATCCGCGATCCAGGAAAAACTGCAAACCTGTCTGGAAGATTTTGTTGCAGCACTTGCGTTTTACAGTGGGACATATATGTCACGACCGGAGTTTGCATGCAAATTCAACGATTCCATCCTGACAGATGAAGAGTCCGAACGGAAGCAGGACCGCCAGGATGTGAGCATGGGAGCAATGTCACTGGTAGAGTACCGTATGAAGTGGTACAACGAGGATGAAGCTACCGCGAAAAGTAAAGTCGTAGATGAAACGGTTCCACCGAACCCACAGGAGGAATAATCCATGATGACACCGGAAGAAAAAGGAAGTCTTCCAATCCGGGTGGAGAAACTCTTCTATGAGTTGCAGGACAGGATTTTTTCTGATATCGTGCGCCGGATCCGCAAGACCAAGAAGATCACCAGCACGGCAGACTACCAGATCAACAAGCTGCTTCTTCTGGGAGGCAGTACAGAGTTTATAGAATCTCAGCTAAAAGAGCTTCTGGAAATATCGGATCCGGAGATCTGGGAGCTGTACGATCAGGTCTGCGACTGGGAATATGTTCGGAACCGGGCGGCCTATGAGCAGATCAACGGGAGCTTCACCCCGCTGGAGGATAACGAGACGATCCGGAAGTGGTCGAACGCCATTGTAAAACAGACGCAAAACGAGATCCGGAACCTGACACAATCCATGGGAATGACGGTGGATATGGGCGGCGGAAAGGTTGTATTTACTCCGTTAGCAACATATTACCAGAAATACCTGGACAGAGCCTGTATGGACATTGTGACAGGATCCTTTGATTACAACACTGTCCTGCGGCGTGTAGTCAAAGAATTGAGTTCGTCCGGATTACAAGTTATCGATTATGCTTCCGGATGGAAGAACCGTGCACCTGTGGCAGCCAGAAGAGCCATTTTAACGGGAGTTTCACAGCTGAGCGCACAAATTAATGAACAGGTGGCAAAAGACCTGAATACGGACAAATACGAAGTTTCATGGCATGCCGGACACCGCCCCTCCCACTGGTGGGGTGGAGGAGTGTACACCTACCAGGAGCTGCAGAGCATCTGCGGACTGGGTGATGGAGATGGCTTATGTGGCTGGAACTGTCGACACAGTTATTATGCATTCCTGGAAGGTTTTTCAGTACGTACATACACGGACGAACAGCTGACTGCGATGGAAGAAAAAGAACAGAATGTTCGAACATACCAGGGGAAACAGTACAACGCCTATCAGGCTTCCCAGGCACAGCGTCAGATGGAAACCACAATGCGTGCACAGCGTACGAAGGTCCGACAACTACAGCAGGGTGACGGAAGCAATGATGATATCCTGGCCGCAAAAGCCAGATACCTCAATACGCTGCATCAGTACCAGGCATTTTCCAAGAAAATGGAACTTCCGGAACAGATGGAACGGGTGTATATGGATGGGCTTGGAAGAGTGATCACTGACAACCGGATCAAAGGCATGTTTCCACAGAAAATGGTGGACAATATGCAGAAAGATCTTAACCAGTATAAGCGGTATAAAGAGGTGCTGGGAGATTCTATCGGATCACTTGCAAAGTTTGGGCAGGTGAAATATAATGATAGTGAGATGTGGAAGTTCCTTCAGCTGGACTACGAACGACAGAAAGAACTGAAAAGCCATCCAGAATTAAAGCTGCCAAATCTTGAAAACCTTGTCGTTTCAGACACGAAGTTTACAAAGTATCTTTTTGGTGGTGAAAATGAGAGAGGACTTGCAAAGGGAAAAGCCTTTTCAGACAGGCTGGGATACGATCTTGGCAACTGGAAAGAATTGCAGAAAGAGATATGCGAACGCGCAGGAAGGTATCCAGCATACTATCGAGATAACAATGGATATGGCGACCGTTATGAACAGAAAATCATCATATACGGGAAAAAAGGAATGCCGGCAAATGTTGTAGTTGGATGGATAGCCCGGCAGGATGATACAACATCGATGAGCAGCACATACATAAAGGAGATCAAAAAATGAGAAAAATAAAAGAATTTGACAGAGTGTTGTTGAAAGATGGAAGAGAGGCGGACGTTATGGAAGTCTTTGAGAATAAAGCTTTTATCGTGGATGTTGGAAATTCACCGAAGGACTGGGAAACGATCAGCGTAACAATTGAAGATATTGAGAAAGTACTTACGAAATAAAATACCATCAGTCAATAATGGCCGGTGGTATTTTTATACCCATTTTTAAGAAAGAGAGGATAAAAAATGAAAAAAGCAATGTTGAGTCAGCCGATGGCTGGAAAAACGGATGAGGAGATCATCGAAACAAGAGAGAAGGCTATGAAAGTTTTAAATGAAAAAGGCTACGAGGTTGTAAATACTCTCTTTACAGATGAGTGGTATAGCAACGAGGCTATGAAGGAACGTGGCGTTGTGCAGATTCCACTCTGCTTCTTAGCAAAGTCTTTGGAGAATATGAGCCTGTGTCATGCGGCGTATTTCTGTAAAGGATGGGAAAATGCCAGAGGATGCAGAATTGAGCACGATGCTGCGGTTGCTTATGGATTGGATATTATTTATGAGGAGGATTAAACATGATTATCACAGGAATGGATCACTTTCAGAGTGTATGTAAAAAGAAACTTGTTGAATGGTATCGGAAGAATAGACCAGAGATACCTGTTAATTTAAGCAATGTATTTGTGGTTTGGTCGAATAAGACGTTGCAGAATTACAAATGTTTGGCATCAACCACAATCAGCGGAGACGGCATCTATGCTGAATATACTTACAATGGCGATAAACAGGAACCGTATGAAGATGTGTATGGGAAATTAACTAATACATGTCACATAGAAGAATAAATGGATAATTCTAGCACGTAGCGATGCGTGTTATTTTTATGCCCTGCCATATGGCTGAAAACTGGACACACCCTGCCGGAGGTCTAACCGGCTATATCCCACACCGCTGAAAGAGCGGTCAATAAAAAATTTCAGGAGGAAAAAGCAATGAAAAACGTTCATGAGATTCTGAAGGAGTTTGGACTGGAAGTGCCAGCAGACAAGAAAGCAGATTTTGACAAAGCATGGAAGGAAAATTATCGTACAAAAAGCGAGTACGACAATGCCGTTACACAGAGAGATAACTATAAGACCTCTCTGGATGATGTAAATACCAGGCTCAAAGAGTTTGAAGGTGTGGACGTCAAAGATCTGCAGGGACAGATCACAAAACTGCAGGGAGATCTGCAGGCAAAGGATGCTGAATATGCCGCAAAAGAAGCAGACCGCCAGTTTCATGATTCCGTGAAAGAAGCGATCCGGGCAGCAGGAGGAAGAAATGAGAAAGCTGTCATGGCGATGCTGGACATGGACACTCTGAAAGAATCAAAGAACCAGTCCGAAGATATCAAGAAGGCTTTGGAAGATGTGAAAAAGTCAGACGGGTATCTGTTCGGAGCAAAGGAACCCATCAACAATCCGGTAGGCGGTACTGGTGGCGAAGGCGGAGCAGATATCGGAGGTGATAATCTGGCTTCCATCCGTTCTGCCATGGGTCTGCCGGAAGCAAAGTAAGAAAGAGGTAGAAAAATATGCCAAATATAATTGCACTGAGAAAACAGTATTCTACACTTCTGGATGAGGTGTACAAATTAGCATCCCTGACATCCATGCTGGACGGACCGAACGAACTGGTACAGCAGGGAGCAAATGCAAATGAGATCCTGATTCCGAAAATGTCTATGCAGGGTCTGGCAGATTACAGCAAAACAACCGGATATGTTGCCGGTGATGTAACTCTGGAATATGAAACCAAGAAATGTACCTACGACAGAGGTCGTATGTTTACAGTAGATGCAATGGATAACATTGAATCTGCAGGCATTGCTTTTGGTAGACTGTCTAGTGAGTTCATGAGAACCCAGGTTATCCCGGAACTGGACGCATGGAGACTTGCATCTTATGCACAGTTAACCGGAGTCACAACGGTAGGAGCGGATCTGGCAGATGGAAAAGCGGCACTGGCAGCAATTCGAGCAGCAAGATCTGCGATCGAGAATTCAGAAGCAAATCTGGGTACCTGCTATCTGTTCATCAATCCGGTACTGGCTGGAATGATCGATGACCTGGATACAACAGCTTCCAAGAAAGCTATGGAAGGTTTCGCAGGAGTTTCGAAAATTCCGGAAGGAAGATTTTTCAACAAAATCAAACTGAATGCAAATGGAGCCGGCGGTTTTGCAAAAGATACTGCTAGTAAAGCTATGAACTTTATCATCGTTGATAAACAGGCGGCTATCCAGTATCAGAAACATACGGTTTCCAAAATTATCACACCGGATCAGAACCAGGATGCAGATGCATGGAAATTCGGTTACAGAACGGTTGGTATCGCAGAATGCAAAGATAACAAAAAAGCCGGAATTTATGTTCACACAGTGAAAGGCGAATAATACGGAGGATTCTGTATGGAAGTAACATATGAATACTACCAGGACAGCTACGGCGGCTCTCAAATACCAGAGAGTCGCTGGAAGACTCTGGAAACTAAAATGAGAACCAGGCTGAATCGATATACGTTTGACCGGATGAATGAGAAGAATTGGCTGGAACAGGCAAAAACAGCGCTGTGTGAGATGTGTGAATGTGCATACCAGTATGAAAAACAGGATGGAAAAACGTCAGAAAATAATGACGGCTATTCTGTAACATATGACAGGAGTAAATCACAGGATGAGGCGCTGTATGCAATCGCAGAGGTGTATTTGAGCAATACAGGATTGATGGATTTGGTGGTGGATGAAGAATGATCACAAATGCAGATGTAACGATCTACAATAAGCGGGTGGACAAGAAGACCCGCCAGACGGTTTATGTGCGAACCATCCTCCGGGATGTCCACTGGTACACGGATCAGAAGGTTTCTGTAGGTGAGAAAGGCTTAAACAGCGCCGATGTGATCAAGATCCGTGTTCCGACAGATAACAGACAGGAGATCTTTGTGGAACCGGCAGAGTACGCTAAACTGGAAGATCCAACGGGTTACTGGACAGCAGCGAACGGTGATCTGATCGCCAAGGGAGTTACCGAGGACGAGATTACAAGGGATACGGAGCTGAAAAGCCGTGGTTATCTGGCAGGAGTGATCCTGAGCCATTCGGACAACCGGCGCGGATCCAGCCCACATATCCGGATCGGAGGTGGCTGATGGGAACAACCGTGAAGATCAATATTGATCCGGCACAAAAGATCCTTCTGAAACGGTCACTCAACAAAAATGGTGCCGGCCAGCGGTTCTTCACACACGAAGTCCGCCGGCTGTGCTTGCCTTATGTCCCAAGGCTGACCGGAACCCTGGAACAGACTGCGGTAGAATCTGTGGATCACATCACCTACGGTCAGCCCTACGCCCGCCGACAATATTATGAGAACTCAGGCAAAAACAGGAGCAAGGCTCCACTGGCGGGTAAAGAATGGGACAAGCGCATGTGGGCCGACCGTGGGAATGAGGTTGTAGAAGCTACTGCAAAATTCTGTGGAGGGAAGAAAGGATGAGCGTGATATCTGCAATCCGGGACTTCATCGCTGCGGAATGCCCGTATCTGGATGAATTTTCGGAAGTATTTTCCGGGGTGTCAAAGGTGGAAGTAGATACCCTCGATGAAAACCCAAAAAACTACATGATCGAGGTTGCACCTGCTGATCCGGTTGTAAGGACATACACCAATGGTGATACGGTCCGCAGGGTGGCGTTCCACTTCTGCAGCAGGGTGTTCTTCGGGGCAGCAGACAATATTGATACTTCGGATTTTTATGAGCATTTCTCTGAGTGGCTGGAGGAGTGTACCAGAAAAGGGAACTTTCCCAAACTGGGAAGTTTCAAAGAGCCACGATACATCCGGGCAACGACCAACGGTTACATGACCGACAACGAGACGCAGACAGCCCGGTACGCGATACAATGTGAATTTATCTATTTACAGAAAAGGAGATAACTATGGGAGTAAAACAGAGATATCAGGAAGCAGATTACTTAAATGTAGGTGGCGCAAGTACTGAGGAATGGGCTCTGATGGGAACCGGTTTTTCCAAGATCGATGACAGCCCGTCTGCACAGACAACCAGTAAACGTTACGTGAATAACAAGTCTGCTACAAAATCCGTTGGTTCTTACGACTGGTCTGCTCCATTTGAAATGGACATGATCGAGGAGGAAAAAGCGGTTGATTACATCGTACAGATCGGCAGGAAAGAAAAAACCGGTGCTGATGCTGAAACAGAATACATCCGTGTAGATCTGAAAGGCGAAAAGGGAGCATCTGGTTATCCGGCAAGAAAAAGAAAGGTAGCCATTGAAGTTGCAGATTTTACCGATAACGATGGCGAAATCGTTGGATCCGGTAACCTGCTTGGTAAGGGTGACTGGATAGAAGGTCATTTTGACCCGTCTACAAAGAAATTCACAGAAGGCACAGCGGAAGCGTAGGAGGTAGAATATGCAGATCAATGGAGTAGAACTGGAATATAACTACAGTGAAGAAAAGACAAACCGGGCTACCATGGAAGTGGTTCTGTATATGGCAGAAAAAGGAAATGAATCTGTGGGGAAACCTCTTCCTGATAGCATCGGGATTTTAAGTGCCGGGATCAAACACTGTTTTGACCTGATTTTCGGGGAGGGAACCGGAGAACGGGTATGTGGAAAAGAAAATGATCTTCTGGTATGCGTCAATGCATACAGTGAGCTGATCGAGGAAAAACAGCGGCAGGAAGAAATCATGTTAGAATCCGCCAGAAAGCTGCAGGAACTTCTCGGAGGAACAGAGGAAGAGAATGAAAAAGCGGAGGAAGTATGAATTTCCTGACAGATCCGCTCCCTCACAGCCTGAATATCCATGGTGTGGAATATCCGATCGACACGGATTTCCGCACCATTTTACGGTATGACGAAGAACTCAGAAACGCCGAGGAAAGCATGGAAGACATACGCAAGTGTCTGAAACTGGTATTTGCAGATAAGCCTCCATTAGACCTAGAGGAAGCGGCAGGACAGATGGCCTGGTTCATCCGTGGAGGAAAAGGAGAAGAAAAACGACACAGGCCGTCAAAGCGGATCCTTGGAATCAATTCGAACACACCGTTTGATTTCCATGAAGACGGAGAAATGATCTATTCTGCTTTCCGGAGAAACGATGTATACGGTCTGGATCTTCGATCGGTACCGTACCTGCACTGGTGGGAGTTCCTGGCTATGGTCAACGATCTTCCGGAAGATGTCCAGCTGAGCCGGGTAATTCTGTATCGAACCATTGATACAGGAAATAAGGATCTGGATAAGAAACAAGCGGACTATTACCGGGCAATGCAGCGGTATTACAAGCTGGAAAATCGGCAGATAGAAAGAAACGAAGAGCTGATCCAGGCACTGAAGGAAGGACGGGACATCACGCCGTATCTGGAAAGAGGTGAGTAAAAGTTGGCAGATGGAAAAATCGTAATCGAAACCGGGCTTGATACAAAAGGGATCGAGACAGGGCTTAAAAAGGTATCATCCATTGCAAAAACCGGGATCGCCACAGCAGTGACCGCCATTTCCGGCATGTCTACGGCACTGGCAGGAGTTGCCGGGTATTCGATCAAAGTAGGATCCAGCTTTGAAGCCGGTATGAGCAAAGTACAGGCGGTTTCCGGAGCTTCGAACGAACAGTTGCAAAGACTGAGCGATAAAGCGAAAGAAATGGGCGCTACCACGAAGTTTTCCGCAACAGAAGCAGCCGACGCTATGAACTATATGGCAATGGCTGGATGGAAAACGGAGGATATGCTCAATGGTATCGACGGTATCATGAATCTGGCAGCAGCTTCCGGAGAAGATCTGGCAACTACCTCAGATATTGTTACGGATGCCCTGACGGCGTTCGGTTTGTCTGCTTCGGATTCCACACATTTTGCGGATGTGCTGGCAGCAGCCTCCAGCAATGCCAATACGAACGTATCCATGATGGGTGAGACATTCAAGTATGTCGCGCCGGTGGCGGGATCCCTTGGCTACAGTGCAGAAGATTGTGCCGTGGCGATCGGATTGATGGCAAACAGCGGAATCAAAGCCAGCCAGTCCGGTACAGCACTCCGGTCGATGTTTTCCAGACTCGCGAAACCGTCCAAAGAAGTGAAAGAAGCCATGGAGAAGCTAAATATTTCCATGACAGATTCTCATGGAAATATGAAATCTCTGGATACTCTGATAGGAGATCTCCGGAAGAGTTTCGGTGGATTGTCAGAAGCTGAGAAAGCGGAAATGGCATCTTCCCTGGCCGGACAGGAGGCAATGTCCGGTCTGCTAGCAATCGTCAACGCATCGGATGCAGATTTTAATAAGCTGAAAGACGCGATCTATGGAGCGGATGGAGCATCGGCAAAAATGGCTGAGACCATGCAGGACAACCTGAAAGGTAAAATTACGATCCTGAAATCCACGATTGAGGGACTGGGAATCAAGATCTATGAAGAAATCGAAGATCCCATGAAAGAAGCAGCAGAAGGTGCTACGGATTCCGTGGGACAGATCTCCAGTGCACTGGAGAATGGCGGTATCGATGCAGCGGTAGAAAAGACTGGAAATATCATCGGAGGTCTGTCGGTGAAAATCGCACAGGAATCTCCCAAGATGGTAGATGCATCTGTATTACTGCTGAAATCATTTGTACAGGGTATCCAGAAGAACAAAAAACAGCTGAAATACGCATCCAGAGAGATCATAGACTCGCTGTGCGACGGGCTGATCAAACTTCTTCCAAAGGAAATGCAGCAGCCGGCGAAGAAGGCGCTGGATTCTTTAAAGAAAACATTCAGTTCCGGTCTTGGAAGTCTTTCCGGAGTTACCAAGAAAGAACTGGAAATTATCGGAAAGCTGTTCACGAAACTGGCAGACCATATGGATACGGTAGCACCGGTTGTCATTTCTCTGGTGGCTGCGTTTAAGACATTCCAGATGGTACAGGGACCGGTTGGTACAGTAGTCAGTGTCCTAATGAAACTGCAGTCCGTATCCTCAGAGACAGGCCTGGCAGTATCGGCATTAAATGCGATTATGAGCGCAAATCCGGCGGTATTGATTGCCGGTGCGATTGCAGCACTGGTGGGTGGACTGGCATTGTATGCCACGACTGTGAACCAGGCAGATGCAGAGCAGGAAGCCTTTAATACGAAAATGGATGAGCTGGGTTCCAATATTGAGTCCAATCAACGTTCTCTGGACAACCTGAAAGAGTCCATGGAAAATACCGGATCTTCCATCGAAGCATCGGTTGCACCGGTGGAAAAATGGAAAGAAGGGTTGAACGATGCGTTTGATTCAACAGGAAAGGTAAAAGAGGGCTGTGAGGATACAGCCAACTATATTCTGAATCAGCTGAATGAAGCCATGGGAACTAGCTACAGCCTGACAACAGAGGGATTTATCCAGGACAATGAGGGCGTGAAGCAGTCCCTGGAAGAGATCAACCGGAGCATCGACGAATATATTCAGTCTCTGAAACAGAAAGCTGTTCAGGAAGCGACTACAACACAGTATACGGAAGCTATCCAGAACCAGAGCGAAGCACAGAAAAACCTGACGGATGCGCAGAAAGCGTATAATGATGCTCTAAATGAATATGCGCAGGTGCAGAAAGGCTGGAGCAATGGCATCAATGACCTGTCCGGATTGGAAAAAGCTCAGAAAAATCTGGATAAAACCAGAGAGAAACTGGGAGAAGCATCGAAGGCATCCGTAGAAGCCAGCGTGGAAGTCAACGGTCTGGATCAGGTTATGGGAAAACTGGCAGAAGGAACACCGGAAAGTGTCCAGGAAGCGCTGGATATGTATGCACAAATTCCAACGTATGCCAGTGAGGCTGCAGATGGCGTAGCCACCTCTCAGAAAGAGATCCAGAGCGCACTGAGCTCTACGGATTATACTAAGATGATAGAAGGCTTCCAGCTGGCTGTCATGCAGATAGACCAGTCCGGTGGAAAAATCCCGGTCAGCCTCCGGTCTTCGATCCTGCAGGCACTGAATGAAGTGCAGAAGATGGGACCAGAAGGCAAGGAGTACATGGAAAACTCCATGCAACAGATGATGGTTGCCATGGAGGACAAGATCCCGGAATTTAAGGGAGCAGCATCTATGACTGGGGATGAAATTCTGAAAACATTCCAACGATACCTGGTAGACAGCGGGGCACTGGAAGGCACCGGATCGGAAGCCATTGGTCAGCTATCCAGCGGAATCACGAGCGCAAATGTTTCCATACCTGCCGGCCAGAAAGCACAGGAAGCCACCGAAGCGGTTTCCGCAGGTATCACGCAGGGAAGTCCGGTTATACAGGAAAGTACAAGAAATGCCCTGGAATCCGGTATTAACAGCGGTGTTACTTCTGCAGATGTTACATCCGCAACGGCAGCTGCAGGAAAGAAAGCAGTGGACAGCGAAGCATCCGGAATTACATCCGGCATGGGATCCATCGGACAGGCATTGAATACAGTAAATGCTTATGCGATGTCTCAGATGTCTGGATCCGGACTTCCACAGACAGCTGGACAGACTGGTAGCGATACGGCAGGAAAGCTGGCATCTGGTTTGACCAGTGGACAGGGCAACACGACAAAAGCAGCCCTGAACCTGGCGAAAACAGTAGCGAACAGCGTGAAAGCAGTCAATCTTGGATCGAACCTACAGAGTCAGGCAAGGCAGGCGGTCACAGCATTTACAGCTGGTATCCGTGGTCAGACATCGACAGCCGGAAATGCGGCGAGAGCACTCGGAAGCAGTACAGCGAAGGCACTGAGCGCTTGCAACCTGGCAGCATCCGGAAGAACAGAAGGAACATCTTTTGGAAATGCCTTTGCAGTTGCGATCGCTAGCCAGAACGGCGCGGCAAGAAGTTCCGGCAATGGTCTGGCACTGAATGCAAAGAACGCACTGCAGGCGGGAATCAATGGATCCCACAATATCGGATTACAGTTTTCTGCCGGCTTTGCCAGTGGCATCCGTTCTGGTCGGAATGGCGTGGCAGCAGCTGCAGCAGCAGTGGCGAACGCAGCGGCTAATGCAGCGAAAGCGAACCTGGATATCCACTCTCCGTCCCGTGTTGGTGACTGGATCGGTAAGATGTTCGATTATGGTATCAGCGGCGGTATGACGAAAAATACCGGTGTAGTGGAAAAAGCTGCGGGGCATGTAACGGACTCCATGCGAATCGATACGAAGTCCCTCCTGAGCATGATGCGCGGAGCAATGTCCTCTACAATTTCCGGAATCGTGGAAAATCGTATGTTCCAGAAAGGAGCTCAGTTCTTCCACGGTGATGGAACGGGTGGAGATACGGAAGTAAATCAGACGGTCAATATCTATCAGCCTGTGAAATCACCGGTTGAGACCAGCAGAGCATTGAGAAGAGAGGCAAGGAGGTTGGCTTGGACATAATGGAAAAGATTATATTTTCACTTTCCAGGAACGGTAAGATGATTGTGCTGGATGAACCGGAGTACGGTGTAACCGATTACTCCGGCCTGGAAGCCACGGATTATGAACTGGAAAAATCAGTGAATACCAACTATATCGGGGAAAGGTTGAAAAGAAAGAAAGTGCTTTCCCGGCCGATCTCCATCGAAGCGGATTTTCTTGGTGCAGACGATGAGAAATCAGCGAAAAGACAGGAACTGATTGCATTTTTCTCACCGTTTTCTGGTGGAAAACTTACAGTCAGCTACATGGGAACAGAGCGTTCTATTGATTACGAAGTAGAAGCCTTCCAGATCGATACCGTGAACAGGTACGATGTCATGAGCTTTAAAATCGAGTTGATCTGTATGGATCCAATGTTCCAGGACGTACTACAGACTGGTGACAGTATTGCTACATGGATTCGTGGATGGAAATGGAAATTTACACTTCCGTTCAAGATGAAAGAGCGAGGCGAGCCACAGAAAAATATCATCAATACAGGTCACGTGGAAACCCCTGTGGAGATCTACTTTCACGGTCCTGCCGTCAATCCGAGTATCAAAAATATAACGACTGGCGAAACCATCCGGATCATTCGGGAACTCACTACAGATGATGTGTTGTATATCAATACAGGCTTCCGACAGAAAAAAGTAGAGATCATCCGGAACGGCACAAGGACAGATGCTTTTGATTACATCGACCTGTCGTCCCGGTTTTTTTCTCTGCAGGTAGGCGATAACGTGATTGAATACGCTTCTGAGAACGGACTTGCCCCTCAGAACGTGGAGATCTATTACAAAAACAGGTATTTAGGAGTGTAACATGGAACATTATGGATTTTTTAACGGCGGTACGGAATACGGCCAGGAGGAATTTAACAGATATTTTGACAATATCTACGAATCTGGCATCGCTGCTAACTCTGATCAGAGTCTGCAGTATCCGCTGAGCATCAGTTCCGGAAAGGTTCGTGTTGGAATTGGCTTCTCAATTATCAGAGGTTTCTTCCATTACAACGATTCCGTGAAAGAACTGGCACTAGTGCCGGATGCGAATCTTCCAAAGATTTTCAGGATCATTCTGCAGTTGAACATTGCAACAGCATCAGTTTCCCTGGTAACGAGAGCCGGATCCGCAGCGAGTAGCCCGTCTGCTCCGTCCATCACTCGGAACGAGACAGTCTATGAACTGTCATTGGCTCAGTACAAAGTAGACAAAACTGGCGCGGTTACTTTAGTCAAAGATGAACGACCAGACGTCAATGTATGTGGAATCATCCGTCCTAAGACGGTTAGCGAGTACGATGCTGCTATGAAAGAGTACCAGCGCAGATTTGAGGAATGGTTTGCACGACAGCAGGGGACTGGATGGAGAAATATCTACATTCAGGATACTACACCGGAAAAGGCGGTGAGCGGTAGCATATGGATCGGAGAATAGAGATCAGGTTTTTTGATCAGAATTTAAAGTTTATCGGGGAAGAGGATGCCTATCAGGGACTGGAATTTATTAGCAACTGGACAAAATACGGTACGTTCCAGATCTTTGTGGACAAACTGACCAAACAGATGAAAGTCGGAAACTATATCATGCTTGACAATGACCGGAGAAAGACCGGGATCATCAAGCGGATCGAATGCTCTGACGAGGACGAGTCTGGCG